CAACATGTCAATTGACTATTCTAAGGCCAAGCGAGGCTCTCTCGGGTCCACTCTCTTAGATCTTGCCTTTATTGAGCTGGATCATTCCATCGAGTGCTTCAAAGACATCAGAAAGCACTTTGTAAGAGAGACCGATTTGAAGCGGTTGGACAAGTTCAAGAGTACGCTGATTTTACATCAGGCAGAAGCTGGGGGATTCTACATTACTTCAAACTTTATACAATCACAAGCGGTAACCGGAAAGGAAGGTTACAGGTATGAACCAACTCTGCCTGAGCCTGAGCACTACGATGTCCTGAAAGGATTCAAGTACCAACTCCCCACTCAAAAGGGGGATTGCGGTGCTATGTTAGTCGCCCTAGACTCGACCCTTCAAGGTCGGATCTGTGGGATGCACGTCGCAGGCCAAAAGTCCCTCGAGATCGGGATTTCCCAACCAGTTACCTACGAACTTATCGAACAAAACATCAAACAACACTTCCCCAATCTGTACGTGTCAGCCACTGCAGAGGCCAACATCATTCGTGATGAACCTCTAGAGCAGGCAGTAGAGAGAGCGACCGTCTTGCCCGAGGGCGAGATGGAGTTCTGTGGCAGAGTCCTCCCTGAGTACTCTCAGAGGTTCCCTCGAAAAACGGACCTCAAGCCCTCTCTTCTCTACGACCGCGTGTATCCTCATACTAAGGAACCAGCGGTGCTGAGCGCACGAGACCCAAGGATAAAACCTGAGAAAACGGATGAGGGCTATACATCGCCCATGCAGGATGGCTGCATTAAGTACGCCAACCCAATTCTTCCGTTCAAGGCTTCCACATCCTCTCTGGCTTCGGCCATTTTGTTTCAGGAGTACTGTCGCTTCACCCCGAAAGGGATGAGTATGCGTTTGCTCACTGATGCAGAGATGATCAATGGAGTGCCGTCTGCGGGCTATACAGCCATGGACATGTCAACGTCCCCTGGTATGCCTTATAAGATGCTCAGGCCTCATGGGTCCACTGGGAAGCATGCATTCTTCCATTACGACGAAGTGTCCCAAACTTGGGACTGGGATATGGACCGGAGGGTGTCAGGTGGGATCAACCCCGCCACAATAGTCAAACACGACATGGACATGATCGTGGAGGCTGTGACATCCGGCAAGGAAATCCCTTTTCACTTCAACTATGAGAATCTCAAACAGGAAACCCTCAAAATCGCGAAGATAGAGGCGGGGAAAACGCGGCTTTTTAGCTGTACCCCGATGTCCATCAATATGCTCATCCGCAAGTACTTCGGTGCTATGGTTGTGCTCCAAAATCAAAACTGCACAGAGTGCCCGTCTGCCGTGGGAATTAACCCCCTTGGCTACGATTGGACTCGACTGGCTCAACGGCTCCTTACCAAAGGAGATAACCATATAGCCGGCGACTACCAAAAGTGGGACGGAAAAGTCTGTGGAGCTGTGATGGCATCGGTCGTAAACGACGTTATAAACCCCCTCTACGCTGAAGATCCAACTTGGAAACCAGAACACGACAAGATCCGTCTGGCGCTGATTGACTACTGCATCCACTGTCCCACACTCGTGGGGGACACGCTGCTGTGGACTCATATCGGCCTTCCGTCTGGAGTGTCTATTACATCGGACATTAACTCTGACGTGAACACCAAGTACATGATTATGGCCTTCATAGATCTGAAGAGGGCGCACTCGTGCACCAACTGCCAACATGTCAAGACCACGGACTTCTTCAAGTACATCGCCATGACTGCCTACGGAGATGACCACGACCTTTCGGTCGCATCGGACTGTACCTGCTTCTTCACCTTCAACAGTGTGAAGCGGTACTTTGAAAACAAAGGAATTGGATACACGGACGCCCTCAAAACTGGAAAGGATGCACCTGACTTCTTACCACTCCATCAGGTCTCTTATCTCAAGAGAATGTTTGTGGAGACGAACGGTCTGTACAAGGCCCCACTGGATATCGAATCCGTTAAAGACCAGCTCAACTGGGTTAGAGACGGAGGCGATCCGGTGGATGCTGTAGTGCAGAATGCGGACGGAGTGATGAGAGAAATGTTCATGCACGGTAGGAAACAATACGAAGAAGCAGCCCAGCAGGTGAAGAACGGCCTCCAGACACTGCGCTCAGAGATGACTGAGCGAGGAGAGGAAGGTTTCGCGATTCCTGTATGGAGCTTCGATGAAGAGACCAGGCGCTGGAGAGACAACATCTACTAAACTTAATTTAGCATTATCCCTTGCAGGCGCGGCGGGCACCCATTTTCAGGGCCCCGTTCGTTTTATTTAAAGAGTACTCGTTTTCTACAGAGTAGTGCTCTCTTTTTGGTTACCCCTTTATATTTGTATTATTTACTATTTAAAAAAAAAAAAAAAAAAAAAAGGGTCGCCTAAAAAAATTTTTTTTTTTAAAATGATATTTTATTTATTATTTAAAAAAAAAAAAAAAAAAAAAAAAAAAACACG